CGTGTCAGTAAAGACCGGGTATGGCGGGTTGATCGAAAGTGCGGACATTATTCTTTCTCCTGCTGTTGCGTGGCCTGCTGTTGCAGTGCTGCCATCGCACGTTTAATCGCTGCCGCCTCTTCTGGCGTTCCTTCCACCGTCTGTGCCACCTTGGCGAACGCATTGCGGACAGGCTTAGACTCATACAGTCTAGCCGCTAGACCGGCCGTCGTCGCGGCTGCTGTCGCGCCCATGAAGTTGCCAAAGGTCTGCATCAGAACGTCAGCGCCTAAGATCGGGACAGCCTGCACGCCAGTCGGCGGGGCCACTGCCGCCTCTTGCGCCCGTCTGGTGAATTGTAGCGCACGCGATAGACCTTCGATGTTTTTAAGGTCATCATCCTTAAAGAACACCCCGATTGAGTTACCGTACTTCTTGACGGCACTCAGGTACTTCTGTGGGCTGATCTCATCCAGCCCGCCGGACTGCTCTGCCACTTTAGACATTACCCTGGTTCTGACCAGTGCGCGGCCGTCTGGCGTCAGGTTGCGGTACAGTAGCCGGATCTCGCTGGGCTTCTGGCTGAACAGCATTTTATCGACCACTTCTGGCGTCAGATCGCCCTTGTTGAGCGCATTCTTGAGGGCTGACGATTCCAGTTCTCCGGCCATGTTGGCAAGGCGCTTGTTTGCGACTGACCACTTGTCGAAGTCTCGACGCTCGCCATTGGCCTTGATGAAGTCGGCCATATCCTTCCGCAGAGGCGCATAGATGCGGTTTAGAGCAGCCTCGCCAGTTGTCTTGATTCCAGCGAGTCCAGGATCAGAAAAGGCGCTACCGATGCCCTTCCGCAGCTCTTCGATGTTCTTTAGCCCCTGACCCTGAATAGACGCCTTCCAGTCCTCCAGTATGTCAATCGCTGGCTTGTACTGGGCCGATCTGAGTGCGGTCAGCTTTGCGATTTCTTCATCAATCTTTGACACAGTGCGATCCACCGGTACTGTGCCCATTGCATCAAGGCGATTGATAACGTCCTTTTTCGCAGTGGTGTACCTGTCGAGGTCGGCCGAACGCTTAGACGCCAAGTCCTTGAAGATGTCATCCGTCTGAGAGGAAAGCACGTTGGGTGATATGTCAGTGACGCCATAATCGCGCAGCACATCCTTTACTGCGCTGATCCGCTCTTCCTGCTGCGCCATGCGCTGGCCACCAGTACCAACAACCGGGATACGCTCGCCAACGGTCTGCACCCACTTGGACATGAACGTCCTGGGCGGCACAACGTCAGTTGTCAGAACGCGAATGCCACGGCTTTGAGCCTCGGCAATGTCAGAGGGCAACTGGATGCCAGAAGCCTCACGCGCCCGAAGCCCTGCGCCTCTGGCTCCTGCCGCACCGCCGGCTACGCTACCCACCAGCTCAGCAGCAGTCTGGACAGCTGGGCCTGCGCCCATCGCCTGAGCAGCCTCCCCAGCCAGCTCACCAGTGGCTGCTCCTGCTGCACCGCCAGCAATCTGCTGGACTGGTTGAGCGGCCAACGTCTGGCCAACAGCCTGCGCCTGTGGCGTGGTGCCAAGGGCCTGCATGGATCTGCCAAGGCCAGCCATACCGCCAGCGCCAGCACCACCAGCCACGGCCGTCTGAATGATCTTTTCGGCCTCGCTTCGAGGTTGCGGGACGCCGATCCGTGTCAGCATATACTCCATCGCCTCAGTCGGCGTGGAGTAGTTTGTGCCAAAAGCAGTGTTCACGGCATTGATGACAGGATCGCCCACAAGCGTACTCAGGCCGCCGATGGCTGCGCCTGTGGCTGCGCCTGGCACTGCCCCTATACCACCGACAGGAGCGCCAGCCAAAGCGCCCAGAGCGGCACCAGTGGCGACAGGAGCAGCACCGCGAGTGATAGCCCCAGCCACGCCTGCCGCTGTGGTGTCAGGAGACTGCACGCTGCTGGTGATCTGGCTGCGGAGCCTGTCAATCTCGGCCGACAGCACCTGTACGCTTTCTGTGTCGCCGGCGGCACTGGCAGCATCGCGGGCAGACATTATTTCCTGCAACGAATATTGCGCCATTATTTTCTACCGCCGTATATGTCCATTGCATTGCTGAGAGGGCTTCCAGCTGGAACATTGACTGTTGGGTTTGTTGGCTGTGCCGCACGTTCTGCTGGAGGCATTGGCTTTTCTACGCCACCAGGCGAATAGAAAACATTTTCAAGGTTCAGGCCATACCCTTTTCCAATGCGAGACAGGCCAGTCCTGACCTCCTGCTCTCGCTTGGCTGAAACGTCGTAGAGTTTTTCTGCTTGACGCCTAAATGACTTTCTTTGTTCTGGATTTAACCGTCCGCCGGTCTGCAAATTGTTAAATTGATTCCTGATTCTGTCAGGAACACCAGCGGCGTTCTGAGCTGTAGCAAACTCTCCCTCACGCACCACGGAGCCAGGATCAAGCATTTTCATGTAACTAAAGATCAAGGCTAGATCCGAAGGGCCTTCCTCGTCTGGAGTTTTAGGATCAGAAACAGACACAATTTTCCCATAGGCATCACGGATAGAAGAAAAGTCTTTGGTGTTGTCGATGTATTCTTTGCGCAACTTCGACTCAGCTTCTGGCCGTTTCTCTTCCGGGATGATTCCAAGAGCAATCCTGTCGGCTTCTGCTTTTGCCTTTTCAGCTTCTGCGCCTGACTTTTTCTCTGCTGCACGCGAGGCTGCCGCAGCGGCCTCTGCCTGTTTGACTTGTGCGCGGGTAAGGCCGATTTCTTCGCCTAGTTTCTTGACGCTTATCTCTTCTTTCTCACGCTCTGCCTTCGACTTTGCACGAATCTCAAAAGCAGTTGCTGCTTCACCCCAGCGCTTCGGATCGGTGCCAGAGAGCCACAACCCAAGACCAGCCTTGGCTGCTTGTGGGTTGGTCTGCATCTGTCCTCGGATCTCTTCGAGGCGTCTAGTGTCAACGCCAGCGTTTTTGCCAGCCGCAATTTGCTCGTCCATCAACTTTATGGCAGTGCTGCCATAGCCGCCTTCCAGCGCTGTATAGATGTCGAGGCCGGTGTCGTAGTTCGACTTCCGTTCTGCGTCGTCCATCGTCTCAGTCAGCTTGGCAATGTTCGCAGCCTGTGACGGGTACTTTGTCATCAGGTCGCGGAATGATCCAAAGGTTGGATTCTTGAGCGCAGATTGCAGGTCGGTCTGAAACATTTCCTCCTGCTCGCGCTGGCGTCCGGCTTGGACAGCCCCGCCGATGGCTTCGCCGAGGGCAGCGCCAGCCTGAACGCTTTTTGCAAGATCAGGCCGAGGAATCATGGCCATGTAGTTGTACGGTGCTGGCATTGTATGTGTCTCCTATCAGCCAGAAAGGCCGGCAGTATTCATTCGCTGATATGCTTTCGATCCAGCAGTGGCAAGCGACAGTATGTCGCCGAAGGTCTGACCGACCACTGCGCCCTGACCGAGAATACCACCAGCGCGGGCAGCACCTTGCTCGCCAAGCAGCCCGGCAATGGACTCGCCAGTTTTAAGCGCTCCAGTCGCCTGACCGGCTGCTGAAGATTGCCCGAGTTGAGCGATGTTAGTTCCAGTCTGCGATCCCAACTGCGTGAAACCGCCAAGGCGTGAGTACTGCTGGTTGATCAGGTCGGAAAGCATGGCAGGCCTGAACTGCGCCAAGGCCTCCTGCACATTGCCACCTCGAAGGCCGCCCGTGGCTGCGGCACGCTGTAACAGGGCACGCTCGCCCTGCTCAACTTGGGCTTGGAACTCGGGACTGGATTCAATCTGTGCGATGGCGGCACGCTGCGCCTCTGGGCCTCGAAGGCCGGCCAGCGCCTGTTGAGCTTCAAGGGCTGGCACACCGGCCTCAACGTAAGGCTGTAGGCCCCCTAGAGCCTCCACCCCTTGCGTGCGGAACGGCTCAAGCACCTCCATCATGCGGTCGAACTGGCGGCGCTGTTCCTCTATGCCTTTTTGATATGCGGCAGCTTGTACATTACCGGCCTTCTCGGCAGCCTCTCCGGCTTGCGATGCGCCAGTGATCCCGCCAATGGTGTCACCGATAAAGTTTCCGACACTGCTAAACGCGCCGCTTAATGAAAATCCCATACGAACCTCTGCTGTTTTTGCTGTTGTGCAAAAATGAAGCGAGTCGCGGGAAGCTCGATGATTGACTCCGCTCGCTCAAGTGTTGCACACATCACCCGTTTTGTCAGGTTACGATCCGACCGCTACACCGCGCCGTCAGGACTGCCGCCGAGCTGGCGATGGTCGAAATGAAGTCGCCAGGGTTCAGCACCTGCCCGATCAGCTCAGGGCAGAGGTACGTTTCATCCGGCACAATCGTCTTTGTGTCGATGATCAGGTTGGCCGCACCAGCCACCCCGCCAGAGGTCACAAGGTTGATCGAGACCGTCCGGTTAACCGTATCGGTGTTGGTGATCGTAAACTTGTCTATGATCGTCCGAGCGTTAGTGGACGTGTATTGCGTGGTTTGGACTGCCTCAAGTTGCTTTGAGATCAGCGCCTGTACGGTGACTGTCATTGTACGCCCTCGATATTGTTCGATACTGTCAGGATTATAGACGGGATTGCCGGGTAAAACGCAGACGCTGGGAATGCCTCAACCTGGACGCTTACATCGTTCACGGCGTACATGATCTCAACGTAATCGCCGGCTTTCAGGTCAAAGAAGTAGCCGACTGTCACAAGTTGCTCGGCGTTGTTTCCTTGAATCTGGACTTGGCTGTTGCTGTTGGGAACATCCACGCCATTGATGCGCGGCCAGACCCAAAAGATGCCTGTACCTCCACTGGTTTTATCCAGTTGGATGCTGAACAGGAAGTTATAGATGGCCGGAGTATCAACGTATACACGACTGGTCGGTGATCCGAGATAGACCCCGAAACTCACATCTGTGTTGTTAAACGTGATTCCATACGGCGTATTGATTACGGCAGGCACTTGCGTTGTTGTGTCATAGAACTGGCCGTATCTAGACCTTTTAAACTCTCTGGCAGGCGGCGCCAGCGCCAGCAACTCAACTGCCTGACTCAGCGTAGCGATTATATCCAGCGCCTGCGTCGTGCGGGCCTCGATGACGGCCTGATTAACAGCAGCCGCCTGCTCAATGCCTGGCAGCGTCTCAAGGGCCTGACGGCCTTGGTTCTCAGACACAGCGCAGCAGATGGCTGCATCCTGCGCCAGTTGGGCAATGGCTTGCAGGGCTTGGATGGCCTTATCGTCAGCCGCGCCAGCATTGACAGCGGCGTCCTGTGCGATCTGTGCCAGCGATTGCAGGGCTTGGATAGCTTTATTATCAGCCTGTCCAGCCAGTATCGTCAGGTCATCAATGGTCGTCGGCGTCAGCGGCTCGACCGTGGTAAACAGGTTCTCGAATGCCCGTATCATCTGATGGTCAGGCAGGAACTCCGCGAGCTGTTCGCGGGTGAGTCGCAGAGGTGGCGTGTACTTTGAGCCTGCCATCAGTAGTTCAGCGGCTCCATTGCCGCCTCCAGTCTCAAGAAGGCCACATGAGCGTCAGAGTCGCCGCGGAAGCGCTGCATACGCATATTGCGAAGCGACCCCTGCCTGAACCAGCACAACCGCTTGTTGGTCTGTCCGATACTGCCAACGCGGATACCCTGATCCTGCGACCAGGTAAGGCCATCGAGCGAGTAACTGGTTGTGATGATGGGGTTCTCGCCCAGCGCCACACGGCCAGTCAGTGCCACCAGTTCAAGCTCGTTGATGATGGCTGACTTGCTGTTGTTGTAGATGATGATCGTGCCGAACTCCCAGCGCACCGTCTGGCCCCAGTGCGTGCCAACGGTGTCATCGGTGCGGCCGATGGTCGTGGAGAGCGGATCTTCCACGTTCCAGCGGTCATAGCACCAGACATATGACTCAGCGCGGAAGCGCGCATAGCCTGCCACGGTCGTGACCATTTGGAACCAGATGGGCTGACTCAGCGCCTCGCTGGCGGCTGCGTCATAGACCAGCGTGCGGTCTGGCAGGTGGAACATCAGATGCCTGTGCGCCCGATCATTGCGCGATTCCAGCAGGCACCCGGCCAGCGTGGACTCGCCGTATTGCAGGAGAATCTCGTCAATCTCCTGCGTGCTGATCTTCTGAGTGTTAGCATTCTGCGCGACGTAGACGCCCGGTGCCTCATTCTGACCGCCTCCCACAAACGCCAGCGCATCGAGGAAGGTGCAGCATGTGTGCGTGCCGATTGTGCCTTTCTGGATCTGCGCGCCGTCTACGGGCTGGAACGGGAACTGGAGCGTGGTGCCGACGTTCTCGAACACCTCAATGGTGTAGCGATTGAGCGCGTTGGCCTCGTTCCGCAGCTTGATCAGGGCCTTGATCGGGTCAGGGTCAAGCTCGTTGGAGGCATAGGCAAAGGGCAGCACGTTGAGCGGGTTGAGGATGTCAGTCACCACAAGCGACTGGCCATCAGTCGTCATGAAGTAGCCATCGATCCAGATGACATCCAGAACGGTGCCGAGGTTCGGATCAGTGACCTGTGTCAGCGCTGCGCCATCCCAATAGAACAGGTTGCCACCAGAAGCGACAGCAAGGCGGTCGAAGCTGTACGTCATGCTGACATAGCCTGTCCCACCAACGTCGCCCAGAACCGTCACAGCGCCGTTTGCGGCGATCTTGACCAGCTTGGTACCCATCACGCGGTACAACTCATCATTCCAGTTTATGCCACCGCGGCCATCGCCTGGGCCTGTGCCATAGGCCACCAGTCCGTCAGTCGGACGCAGGAACTCAGACGATACGCCAGACTGCTTCGGAACCGGCATCATGTTGACCGGATAGCTGGTTCTCAGGTCTGGGCCGTTGTCGCTGTAGATGCCGGATACAATCGGTATTTGTGGCATGGTTCACCTGTATCGGGCTGTTTTCTGTGCAATCTTTTTAGGCTGCTTAGACACCTGCTTGCCGGCCTTGGTGGCCTCACGCTTCGCTCTGGTCGTCGCACCATACTCGGCAGGCGTCAGGGCCTCTCTGGCCTTCTTTGGCAGGTAGCGCTCGCCAGTGGCCTTCGGGCCTTGGGTCGAGGGCTTGCCACTTTTGGTTCCCCAATCCTCACCAGTCCACTTCGAGAGCGACTTCTGTGCCTTCGTCTTTTCGCCCGTATAGCCGCCGCCAGCATCTTCATATTCTTTTGCCAGCAGTTGGGCTTTGCGCGCTGACCACTGCCCCGGCTTGCCGCCTTTGGAGCCTGCCATTACTCGGTCTTTGATCCGCTCGCGCAGTGCTGGTTTGGTGTAGGCCATGTTACCACTTCACCTTGTCAGCCCAATAGGCAGCAGACATCTTGCCCTTGGCGATGTTCTTGGAATGGCGAGCCTTGAATGACTTTCGCCTGGCTGCGTCAGCCTTCGATTCACCTTCACGCATGGGCGACCCAGATACGCCTTGCTGGCCAAAGCGTATCGTCTTGACCTCATCACCGACCTTGGCAACAACAACGTGGCTTTTGGTCGGATGCGATGGAGTACGCTTCGGCTTGTTGTAGCCAGCTACTCCTGCTCTGGTGAGGCGTGGGTCTTTTTTCATTGTTAATTTGTAGCTTCAAATGTAAAAGAAACTTGTCCAATGACACTGGCGTTAGGGCTATATGTGGCCAAATTTGCTCTATAAAAAAGCAACTGATCCGATCCAGTTAAGGTTCTAACGACGCCTGTTTCATAAGTAACATCATTAAGAATGTTTGCCGGGCTATAGGTTGTGCTATTTATAGGAGAAACACCTATTGGCAAAGTAAGCGCAACATATAAAGGAGTTATTGCCTTTAATGTTCCAGAATAGTTTATTATCACAGTTACAACATTTCCGCTTCTGCTTATTTTTGCAAGCGTAGTTGTTGGAGTTCCGGTGAAGCTTGTGGCAGCATTTCCGATGTCAGTGGAGTATGTTGGCGTCCAAGACTGCCAGAATTGAGATTTCAGGGTTGCGCTTGCCCCTTTGTTTACAGCAGCGCTTCCAAATGCTGTAAACCTATTTTCAGATTCAATAATTACGGATGAGTTATCAGCACTTATTCCGTAATCTGTTTGATTTTTGAATACTGCATTTCTGATTATTGCTGTTGACGTATTAAGAACATAAACGCCGATTGTAGCGCCGTCAATCAGACCTCCATTTACAATGCCATTTGAACATGCGCCATCAAATCTAATGCCTGATGCCCCGACCCCAGTTTGCAGTTTTATATAAGCATTGTTGATTTGAACATCGTCAGAATCTGAACAATAAACACCTTGTGCCACTGCTCCAGTAGCGGCTCCGTAATCAATGCTAACATCATTGATTGACAGCCCAACTACTCGCCCTGTGGATGTGGTTCTGGCCTGAATAACAGGACCAAGTCCGCCAGCACCACTAAGCCCTCTAAACGAAATATTTGATACACTGCTTTCTCTAATGTTTCCAGCGGCAAAACATCCAATTGCAATTACGCCTCCAGTTGATCCAACATAATCACAAGAACCTGTAATTCCTGAAATGATGTTTCCTACGCAATCAGAAACAGTATCGTTGGTGATCGCCGCAAATCCTGTGCTGCTTTCTACTACACAGTTTGACACTTGCGAGTAATTGCAACCTTCAAGGACAAATGCAGTATCAGTTACGTTTTTGGCGTAGCAACCCTCAACAACGCAATAATCACCTCGGATGAAAATGCCGTCGCTTGGCTTAGATAATGCGCTAGTTCCACAATCCAAGAAACTGCAACCAATGACCCTTAAACCAACACATCCACCAGAAGCAGACACAGCAACAGAAGATGACGCAGTTCCTAATGAATTTTGGAAAATACAATCCAACAGCAAGCAGTTGGTCGTAGTGTTTACTTTGATTGTGGACAGAATGTTTACAGCTGAGCCTCTAGCTGACTTATTTGCATCAAACGTCATTCCAATAATTGAAGCGTTTGTCGTTCCAGTGAAGTCAATCAAGTATGAAAAATCAGAAGCATCTTTTGCTTTTACAGTAGCGTTTCCGCTGACCGTAGCGTTGTTATAAGATGTTGCCGTTATTGTGCTTGAAACAATGTAAGTTCCGGCAGGGAAAAATAAACTTTTCCCTGTGTTAAAGGCCAATTGCAAAGCGGCGGTGTCATCAGTAACACCATCCCCTACAGCCCCAAAGTCCTTAACAGACACCACGTCGCGCAGCTTGCTCTCAACAGTGCGCGGTACTGCACCAGCGCCGGCTTGCAGGAAGATAATGTCGGCAGCGTAGGCGTCCTCGGCGTTGTAGAGCGCTACTGGTACGGTGTCGGTGCCGTTGATGTTCGTCACCTTGATGGAGTAGTCCGTGGCATTGACGTACAGGCGCGAGCGCACACCAGCGTTTGACGGGTAGCCGCCAATGGTGCGGATGGGCTGGACAGCCAGTTGCGTAGCCGCGGCATCCCAGTAGACGCTGATCGGGTTGGCGACAGGATCAAGGCCAGCCACGCCGATGTAAACGTAGCCGTTTTCCAGCGGGTTGCCGTCCACATCGAGGAACGAACTGATAGGAAAGTGTGCAGTGTAAGCCATGATCAGAGTCCCCTTATCCGATGCGGTACCAGGAGTTTGAAGCCTGGTAGTAACGATATTTGACGAAGCCGCCCGCGGCCAGCGAGGTCACAGCGCCGTAGATCTGAGCAGCGCCGTTCAGGCCGATGGAGAAGGCCAGAATCTGCTGCGTGGAGGTGATCATCACCTCGGTGCCATCAGGAGTAGCTGTGTTGACTGGAAGCGTCACAGTGCCAGCCGCAAGGCCACCAGCGGGCTGAATCAAGATCCACTGCTGCTGACTGGTCGGCGCAGGGATGGCGTAGTTAAAACCAGTCCCCGGCGTGATGAAGGTTGTTGCCATCGTCGGCGCTGCAAAGGTCTGCTGGAAGTATTGCAGGAGCGCCGATACTGGCAGACGGCGTGCATCGCCGTTGTTGGGCGTATAGATCGGCAACTGATCGCCGCTAGATACCTGATTGAGCAGTGGGAGCTGATATATTTGCGGCATGGCGTTGGCCTCAGTTGTAATTCAAGATGCCATCCGGCCCGGCGTCCACGACGTCTCTGGGCGGGATGACAAACGGCTGATCGATGTTCCACGGCTTGTTGCCAGCGCCCACCGGCAGCGTGTCCGGGAACTGCATCTCTGGCGGGATGGCTGCGCGTGAGAGCAGCGTGTCATACGTCTGCTTTGCATTCATTTTAGTCTCTGCCATGACGGTGCGCCCGTAAGATGGCGCAAGTCTGATGGCGAGATTGAGAATAATGGCGTCATTGGCGCTGTCAGGCACCTCGGTGCTTTCTGACAGGCTCGACTGGTTGGCATTGACCGGGATGGGATAGCCGATCCGGATGCCCAGTGCGTTCCAGCTGGCAATCATCGTGTCGAGGCGGCGTAGCGCGCTCTCCAGCTGTTGCGGCTGTAGGTCAAAGGTGTAGGAGGCAAGGCCGATTTCCTCGAATGCTGCCTCGATGAACTGCTGTTTAGTCCAGGCCATTTAACCCTCCAGCGCTTCGGTGATGCGCTTCAACAACAGTTTGTCACCAGTGCGGCCATCGAACTTGATGCCAAGCTCGCGGGCCTTCTCTTCGAGTTCCTCCCGTGTGGGAGGGGCATCGTCTGCCACTGCATCAGCGGCCTCAGCCACTGGTTCTGACGATATGGTGGACACTACAGGCGGTGCTTTGGAGGGATGCTGAGTGCCTCCTTTCGCTGCCGCCTGCGCGTCCGCAAGGCTAAGATACCAGCCCCTTGCGAGGCTGACATCAAGAGAACGCTGATCGAACGCTTCCAGCCAATCGCAACGGATGCCGTCCTTCCGCTTCCGGCCGGGCACTTTGTAGAGTTTGACTGGAAAGCGCATCACATCATCCCCTTCTTTGACTTCTTGGGAGCTGCTTTCTTTGGCGCAGGCTTAGGAGCCTTGGAAGGCTTCCCGGCCTTCATGGCCGCCTCGCGTGCAACGTTGAGAGCGATAGCCACGGCCTGTTTCTTAGGACGGCCGGACTTCTCTTCCATTTTGATATTCTCACCGATACTGGTGCGGCTGTAGCCTTTCTTCAATGGCATGGATCATCACTCCAAAAGTAGCGAGGGGCCGAAGCCCCCCGCGCTTTGCATCAGGCGATGCGGTAGCTTACGAACGTGTCAGCAGCAGTTTTCCGGGTGCGGAAAGTGCCGCTGGAGCTGATCGCAACTACACCAGAGCCGACCAGCGTGTGCGTGGTAGCAGCGCCGACTTGAACGGTCACGGTGTCACCCGCGCCAGCAGACAGGTTGATAACAGACCAATCGAAGTACTCATCGACAGCCAGTTGCGTGCCAGCGTCAACGTCAACGCCGTTGGGCAGGTCGAGGGCAACCGTTGCGCCAGTGGCGTGCGTGTTGCTGACCAGACCGCCAAGCACATCAGCCGCAGTGAGCTGGATGGCAGCGTTGCGTGCTACTGGAGCGCCTTGGTTGGCGATACCAGACACAACCGGAGCCGTACCGATGTTGTACAGCATATCGGTCGCGCCGGGGCTCAGAACCAGCGTAGCGCCAGAGGCGTAGGGGCCGAGAACTTCGTAGCCGGTGAACGTGGCTTCGAGGTCGAGTTGTACCGGGTAGTTGGGAAAACCAACCGACTCGAACACTTGAGCCTCGGTGGCGCTGTAGAGAGCGATGCTTTCGCCAGCGGCCAGCGTGACAGTCGTTTCGCCGAGGGCGAATGCAATAGAGTTAGCCATTGTCTTTGTCTCCTTAACTTAGATCAGGGCTGGCCGAAGATCAGAATACCGGACATCTCAGGCTGCTTGTTTACAACGCCAAAGAGAGTGTCGAGACGGTATTTGATGTTCATGTTGTTGATGTCGTAGAACTTCTGCATCACAAGCTCAACGCCCTGATCAGTGGTTCCACGCATAACAGCCACGCCAGCGTCAGCAGGTACTGCGTAACGGCCCGGCAGGATTTCCAGTGCATCGCGCTGCCAGAAGCAGTTAACGGCGCAAGCATTGGCGTTCAGCCAGGTGAAGGCAGCGGCTGCGTTTGGCGTAACGATGACGTTCTGGTATTGCAGCTCGGCATCGGTACCGCCTTGAGCGGAGACGATGGCAGGCGTGATAACCATCTGCGTGCCGTTGACAACCTGCACAACGCGGAACGTCTTGAGACGGCCAGTGCCCTGCTTGGTGATGTGATGGACAGCCTCGATGCCGTCAACCGTGAACGCATCGCCAGCGACCACACCGACGGTGTTGCTGATGGTGATGGTCTGGAAGCGGTTGTCGACGTTGGAGACTTCGCCAGTGGGGGCAACAGTCGTAGCGGTCGGCACCCAGAAGTTGCCAGCAGCGGCCAGCGTACTCATCGTGGTGACGCCACCAGCGGCTGCGGTCAGACGGTTGGCGTAGTCCATCTTGTAAGTGGAGAAGCCAGCCACTTCACCAACATAAGAACGCTCGTAAGCGTTGCTGGACTTGGTGCCAGTGAATGAACGGGTCGAAGCAGCCAGGTCAGCGGCCAGACCGTTGTAGTCACGGCTGCCGAGAGCCAGGTAGCGCTCGAAGTTGGGAACGCCTTGCTCGTTCATCAGCGCATCGCAAGCAGCCACGTCGGCATAATCGCCAGCGCCGCCAGTGATGGGAACAACCAGCGAGCCTTGAGCGGACGCTACGTTCAGGATGGCGACGTTGATGTCAGAAGCTAGCTTCTGCTTAGCAGACTCGCCAAGGCGCTGCTCTTGCAGTGCATCGCGCAACTCTTGAGCGTTCATGACCCACGGAACCGAACGGCTGAAACCGATGGTGGCAGGAACGGACAGCTGAGTGTAATCAGTGAAGTTGCCGGTCATATCAGTGCCGGAGAACGACTGGCTGATATAGGGCATTGGACGCCACAGAACGTTGTTGGTGCGAGCCATCATCGTCTGGTCGGTGTTGTAGATAGCGACGTTCTTGCTCAGGACAAGCAGGTCGTTAAAGCCTTCGAGGATGTCTTCGAACGCTACGCGTTCTTCCTTTGAGAAGGAGTTGCTCATTTTGATTACCTTTTAGATAAAAAATTAACGCTTGGCCTTTTGTTGCCGCTTGTAAGCCATGATCTTTGAATAATCACCGGTCTTTTCCGCGTCAACTCGCAGCCGTTCTAGGGTTGAGT